ATTGAAGTATTTATAAAGGGTTTTAATGAAATGGCAGATAACGTAATAATTGATCAAATAAATTGGAATTCAGACCTTCCAAAATGGGCAACTGAGTCAACTCAAACTCAGATTGCTAAACAGTTAGGGGCCAATTTAAAAGAACTTAAAAAGCAAGGTAATGACGATAAGAAAAAAGGAAAAACAGAAGCTAAAGCAAACAAAGATACTACAACAATACTAGAAAAAGGCTTTAAGTCAATGAGACAAGCCGCAGGTAAACAAACTGAAGCATTTAACAAATTTTCAGCAAACAAGTTAATACCTAAAACACCATTTAAAGCATTTAATACTGGAATAGCAAAATTTGCCGGCAAATTAGGTATAGCAGGTGCGGCACTAGGTGCATTTGGATTTGTTGTTGGTGGTATAGTTGGAAGATTTAAATCATTTAGTGATCAGTTTAGAACATTATTTGCTACAGGTTTTAGATTTGATCAAGGATCAATAGGATTAGCTAAAGCGGCAGTTAGAGCTGAAATGAGTTTGGATCAGTATACTGAAATATTAGGTAGATATTCAACAACAGTTGGTGTACTTGGAACAAGAGCATTTTCAGATTTAAATGTTGCAATGAGGGACAATTTAGCAGAAATTGGATTACTTGGTATGAACCTAGGGGAACTAACTGAGTATACAGCTGACTATTTAGATCAAAGAAGATTATTAGGTATATTAGAAGAATCAGATAGACAAGCATTGGCAACAAATACAGAAACATATTTAAAAAATATTTCTGCACTATCTACTTTACTAAATGTTTCAAGAGATCAAATATCACAAATAATTAAATCATCAGTTACAGTAGCCGCATTTACAAATGCATTAAATCAAGCACCGGCGGCCTTACGTGAACAAATGTTACAAACAGCACAAGTTGTTACAGGTGGCTTTGCGGCATTAGGAAATGATTATGGTAACACGTTAGCAAATGCATTTACAACAGCAGTAGGTAGAGGTGGATTATACTTTACAGAAGTAGGTAGAGAATTATTAGCAGTAAGTCAACCATTGTATCATGCAATGAGTGATTTAACTAACACAATTGGTCCAAACGAAGCAGGTGCAAAATTTAGTGCAATGTTAGATATAATAAAAGATACATCAGACTTTGAACGTGAACGTTTAATGATACTAGAACGTTCTAATACTCAATATGCACAAGGTGCCAGAAATATGATTGGTTTGATTAACCAAGCACAACAATTAGAAGATGAGCAAATTGCCGCAATTAAAAATATGGAAAAAATGAGAGATGCTCAAAAACCAGATGATACAACAAGAGCATTTACAAATTTAGAAATTGCATCACAAAAAATTAAACTTGTTTTTGATAAATTTTTTGTTAACCTGTTTGGTAATAATAAAGTGTTAGACTTATTTGAAAATATTATGGTTAAGGCAACAAGTGCAGTACTTCGTTTTTCAGATTACATTTTACAAAATGCAGGAAAAATAGGTGATGCAGTTGGTAACATGGTTGCAAGATTATTAAGATGGATTGAAGGATTTGAAGGAATAGGATTTGGTGCTTCTATTGCCAGAGCATTAAGTGGTGTGTTTGGATTAATGTCTGATATGATTGTAGGTGCAATTACAAAAGGCTTTAAACTTGCAATGCCAGGTTATTTAGGTGGAGATGGTGATTTAAAAACAGCAGAAAAAAATAGAGTTGGATCAATTGATAATGCACAATCTCTAGCAACCCAAAGAACAGGAAACTCTTATTCTGATGCAGGTGCATTAAATCAAAAAGCTCTTACGTCAGCAGTCAATAATGCTAAGATGGCATACAAAGATGCTAATGCAAAATTTAGTGTTACTACTGATGATTACAAAATATTTGCCGATGGGGCTGGTCCAGAGTTAACTAAAATTTTGAAAAATATGGTCGAAGATACTTATGGGTTAACTGGAGGCTTTAGCAACTCTGGTGCACAATTTTTAGAAAATGTATTGACTAGTGGAAACCAGCAGTTAATTAATCAAGTGTTTGGTAGACTTGAAGAAATATCAAATCAAAACGTAAAAGTACAACAAGCTATTATTAATGATAGAGCAGGAACAAAAATTAATTCAAGTGATTTTGCAAGTGCAATTCCTGATAATAATGGTGCAACACTTACAGATAATATGGACGGTGGAAAAATAGCTGACGCTAAAATGAGAATTATGCGTCAATATTTGCCAATGACAGGCCAAGGTGATCCAAACCAAGATCCAACTAAAAACTATTATGAACGTATGATTATGGAATTACAACAAGCAAACACACTATTACAAAAGTCAATTACTGAGGCCAAATCAAATACAGACAAAATTACACAATAATTAATGGTTGCATTAATATTTAAAATACTATATAATTTTAATAAATACTCTTATAAAGGTATGCACAAACAATGAGCTGGAAAAAACATTTTACAGAATATAGCACAAAGCTAGGGCAACAGTCAGTACTTGGCAATTCAGGAACCCCAGGTGGTAGTTCTACAAATTCAAAATACAGCACATGGTTACCAGAAGTATATGCAGGACAGCCAAATCGTATTGAACGTTATTATCAATATGATCAAATGGATTTAGATACTGAGATTAATGCTTCATTAGATACTATCGCAGAGTTTGCCACACAAGTGGACACAAGAACGGGTGTGCCATTTAAAATATTTTATAAAGATAAACCAACAGACACAGAAACAGAAATTTTAAATCAAGCAATTAAACAATGGTCAAATTTAAATGACTGGGACAAAAGATGTTTCAAACTATTTAGAAACGTAATCAAATACGGAGATCAAGTATTTGTACGAGATCCACAAACATATAAATTACTTTGGGTTGATCAAAGTAAAATTGATAAAATTATTGTTAATGAAGGTAAAGGTAAAAAGCCAGAAGCATATTTTATTAGAGACTTAGATTTAAATTTACAAAATTTAAATTTAACTACAATGAGTCAATATAAAATGTCGGCACCAATTGCTTTCCAAGGTGGTAGTATGCCTTTTGCCACAGATGCAAAATACCAAGGTGTAACAACAGCAGTTAGTACAGCAACAGGTGGTAGATTTACACAAGAAGTAAAAACAACGCCAGTTGAAGCATCACATATTGCACACATTTCATTATCAGAGGGCATGGATAGATTTTGGCCTTTTGGTACATCAGTATTAGAAAGTATATTTAAAGTATACAAACAAAAAGAATTATTAGAAGATGCTATTATTATTTACAGAGTTCAAAGAGCACCTGAACGTAGAGTGTTTTATATTGACGTAGGTAATATGCCAACAAACAAAGCAATGGCATTTATTGAAAGAGTTAAAAACGAAATACACCAAAAACGTATTCCAAATAAAACAGGTGGTGGTGCAAACGTAATGGATGCCGCTTATAATCCATTGTCAATGATTGAAGATTATTTCTTTGCACAAACGGCTGAAGGTAGAGGATCAAAAGTTGAAACATTACCAGGTGGTCAAAACTTAGGTGAGATTGATGATTTAAAATACTTTAATAATAAATTAACAAAAGGTTTAAGAATTCCAAGTTCTTATTTGCCGTCAACACCAGAAGATCCAGGATCAGCATTTACTGATGGCAGAGTTGGTACAGCATATATACAAGAATTTAGATTTACAAAATATTGTAAACGTTTACAATCAATGATAATGCCAACACTCGATAAAGAATTTAAAATGTTTTTAAAGCATAGAGGTATTGAAATTGATTCAGGCTCATTTGAATTACAATTTAATGAACCACAAAACTTTGGAAAATATAGACAAATTGAAATTGATAATCAACAAACAAGTATCTTTACACAATTACAAGGTGTTCCATTTATGTCTAAACGTTTTGCAATGAAACGTTACCTAGGACTTGATGAATCTGAAATTTATCAAAATGAAAAATTATGGGCAGAAGAAAACGCAGACATGGCTGGTCCAACACCACAAGGTGATGACGTAGGTGGTGGCTTAGGCGGATTAAGTGATGTTGGTGCGGCACCAATGCCAATGGGTGAACCAGAAGCAGATGTAGACGCAGACCCACCAGAAGCAAGTGGAGAAACTCCACCAATCGGCGGCGGCGAACCGAATCCAACAGATCAAGCATAGTATTAATACATACATTATTATTATAAATAATACTGAAGGTATATTAGTATGAAAATTTACGAAGTCAGCAATACAGATTTATATTACATTGAAACAGTTGTAAACGAAAAACAATCTGGACATTTTCAAATTTTTGGTAGAAATCCAGGTAAGTTTGGAACTCAGAAAAAAGGGTCACTTACAAGAAAGTTTCGTTGTCCATCAGGACCACGTAAAGGACGTATTGTTGCTAAACCAGAAACGTGTAACGCACCATTAAATGTACAACAAAGTAACAGAATGAAAGGTACACGTAGAGCAAAAGGCAGTATACAAGGTAAAAAAGCATCATATACTAAAAAATATAGTCCAGCTTCAATACGTACTAAAAAGATGAATACATCATTAAAAAAGTTACGTGGAAGAGCTAAAAGAAGTATAAAAAGGTAAATATTATTATGCGTTATAAAGAAGTTATCAAAGAAAACTATTTTCCAGAAGATGATCAGTTCCATCAAGCTAAAATTACGGATAGCCGTAAGACAAAATTAACTTTAAAGCACTTAAATAAGTTACGTAAAGTACGTGAAATGCGTAAAGCTGATTTTGAAAAAAATAAACAATTTGTAGCTACAATGTACGCACAACCAATACAATAAAGCCCAATATTACGGCTTTATTAAATATAGCCTCAAAAATGGCTCAAAATAGGCTGTTTTCCCTATACTTTCCTATAATTATGTTAAATATAAGCTATAGTCGACACGAAAATAAGTGTCTAAATATATTCACGTGAATAAGATTTAGGAGATATGATATGTCTACAACGAGATCAAAACTAGAACAAGTTCTAGAATATCTAGTAAACAATGAATCAGACAAAGCTCAAGAGCTTTTACATGATGTAATTGTTGAGAAAGCTAGAAAAATTCATGAAGAATTAATCGATAACCAGACTGATGAGATTGAAGAAGATCTTACTGCTGAATCTACAGACGAAACTAAAGACGAAACTGTAGAAGAAACTAAAGATGAAGCTAAAGACGAAGTAGAAGAAACAACAGAAGCTAAAGATGAAGAAGCTGTTGAAGAAACTGCTGATGCTGAAACTGAAGTTGAAGAAACAGTAGCTGGTTCAGGTGATTCTGAAGAAGACTTAATTAATGCAGTTAAAGACGAAGCTGAAACTAGTGCTGAAGAAATTGAGCATGAAGAAACTAATGAAGAAGGTGATGACGAAGCAGATGCTCCAGCAGATGCAGACGCTCCAGCTGATTCAGAAGAAGAAGTGGAAGACAGAGTTGATGACTTAGAAGACGCTTTAGAAGATCTTAAAGCAGAATTTGAAAAAATGATGGGCGACGAAGAAGGCGATGACGCTGAAGCATCAGCAGACGATTTAGAAGGCGAAGCAGAAGCAGAAATGCCAATGATTGCACCTGAAGAGTCAGTTGAAGTTGCAGACGAATTAGCGACTGAAGGCGAAGAATCAGATTCAAATGACGCAGAAGATTTAGAAGAAGCAACTGAATTATCAAAAGTAGCAGTAGCTAGTAAAGATGGTTCAGATAATACTAAATCACCGGTTGCATCGAAATCAATGAGTGATATGGGCGGCGACGCTGGTAACATTGCTCAAGGTGGAGAAGAATCAGGTAGCAAAGCACCTGCTGTTAAGGACAATCCAAATAGTCCAAAACAGGAGAAGGCTAAATTAGCACCTGCATCAAAGCCAAAAGCTAGTGCATAAGGTTGAATAGTAAAGCAAAAGAGATTAGGAGATCGTCAATATGGTAAAACCGTTACTAGAAAGTTTAACTTTTGACCAAGCCGGTATGCAATTGCTTACTGAAGGCGAAGGTGATAAGAAAAACTTATACATGAAAGGTGTTTTTATCCAAGGCGGAGTGAAAAACCAAAATCAAAGAGTTTATCCTTTAGATGAAATTCAAAAGGCAGTAAATTCGATTGATGAAAGACTAAAAGGTGGTTTATCAGTTCTTGGTGAAGCCGATCATCCTGAAGAATTAACAGTAAATTTGGACCGTGTATCACACATGATAGAAACTATGTGGATGGACGGACCAAATGGAATTGGTAAACTTAAAATTTTACCAACCCCAATGGGGAACATTGTTAAAACACTTTTGGAAAGTGGAGCGAAATTAGGTGTAAGCTCAAGAGGTACAGGAAACGTTAACGAATCAGGACAAGTTGCTGATTTTGAAATTGTTACTGTAGATATTGTAGCCCAACCATCGGCTCCGGATGCTTATCCGAAAGCAATATACGAAGGACTTATGAACATGAGAGGTGGACGTAGACTTTACGGTTTAGGTGCAGACTCGATATATGATCGTAAAGCTGAACGTTATCTTAAAGAAGAGATGACGAAATTAATAAAAGAGCTGAAGTTATAGGAGAACTACTCATGGCAGATATTTTTACAGGCATTCTTGAAGCAGAAGGTATTTCTGAAGAATTGAGAAACCAAATTCAAGAAACTTGGAAATCGAAATTAGATGAAGCCAGAGAAGAGATCACAGCTGAACTTCGAGATGAATTTGCTCAACGTTACGAAAGTGACAAAGGTCAAATCGTCGAAGCTATGGACAAAATGCTAACTGACAGACTTGTTTCAGAAATGGAAGAATTTAAGACTGACAAAGACGCATTGGCGGCAGAAAGAGTTGCATACAAAACTAATGTTGATAAACATTTAGGTTTAGTAGACACTTTTGTTGCTGAACAATTAGCTAAAGAAGTAAAAGAACTACACGCAGATAAGAAAGATTTACAAACTAACTTTGCAAAATTAGAAAACTTTGTTGTTAAGCAATTAGCAAAAGAGTTAACTGAATTTGAAAGCGACAAAAAAGCAGTAGTAGAACAAAAAGTTAAATTAGTTGCAGAAGGCAAAAATATGATTGCTGATGCAAAAAAACGTTTTGTTACTAAGGCGGCAGGTGTTGTTGAAAAAGCAGTCGAAAAATCACTTACTAGCGAATTATCACAACTTAAAGATGATATCAAAGTTGCTAAACAAAACAATTTTGGTAGAAAAGTTTTTGAGGCATTCGCAGGCGAGTATATGTCTTCTCATCTAGCCGAAGGTACAGAGGTTAGAAAACTTCAAAAAGAATTAGAATCTGTAACAGCAAATACTACTGACACAGAATCTAAAATTAAAGAAAAAGACGCAGAAATCGAAGCAGTTCAAACTAAATTAAGAATTGCTGAAGATAAAAATGTACGTGAAAAAACTCTTACAGAGTTGACATCATCTTTATCTAAAGACAAGCGTCGCGTAATGAATGAATTGCTTGAATCTGTACAGACAGGCGATTTAAAGAAACAGTTTAACAAATACTTACCAGCAGTTTTAAATGAATCTGCACCCGCAGAATCAAATAAAACAATTGTTACTGAATCAGTAACAGAGGTAACTGGTAATAGACAAGCACCTACTGAAACTAATACAGAATCTGGTGAGATTGTTGAACTTAAAAAACTAGCAGGTCTAGGAGTTAATTAAAATGACTGATAAAGTAATCACAGAAAAATGGACAGAAACTAAAACTGCATTGATGGAAGGCCTATCAGGCCAAAGAGCAAAATCAATGGAGACTGTTCTAGAAAATACTAAGAATTACTTGGCAGAGTCAGCGACAACAGGTGCTACAGGCGCCGGTAACGTTGCGGCTTTAAACAAAGTAATTCTTCCAATAATCAGACGTGTGATGCCAACTGTAATCGCTAACGAAATCGTTGGTGTACAACCAATGACAGGTCCAGTAGGTCAAATTCACACTATGAGAGTAAGATACGCAGATTCAAAAGACGGTGTAACAGCAGGCGCTGAAGCACTTTCTCCATTCGAAATTGCAAGATCATACTCTTCGAACCCAGGTGCGTCAACGGCGACACCAGTTGCAGGTTCATCTACTTCATCATTAGAAGGTGAAGCAGGTAATAAAATGTCAATTCAAATCTTAAAACAAACTGTAGAAGCTAAAACAAGAAAGCTATCTGCACGTTGGACATTTGAAGCGGCACAAGATGCATCAGCAATGCATGGTTTAGATGTAGAAGCAGAAGTTATGGCGGCATTAGCACAAGAAATTACGGCTGAGATCGACCAAGAAGTTCTTTCTTCACTAACAGCTTTATCAGGTACTGCAGGCGCAACGTTCGATATGAACGGTTCGTTCACTGGTACACCTCACTATGTAGGTGACAGACACGCGGTGTTGGCTGTATTAATCAACCAACAATCAAACTTAATTGCACAAAGAACAAGAAGAGGCGCGGCCAACTGGGCTGTTGTTTCTCCAGAAGCTTTGACAATTTTACAATCAGCTACAACTTCAGCGTTCGCAAGAACAACTGAAGGTACGTTTGAAGCTCCAACTAACACTAAATTTGTAGGTACATTAAACGGTGCAATGAGAGTATATGTTAACTCATATCTTTCATCTTCATCACCAGTTTTAATTGGTTACAAAGGTGCAGGTGAAGTTGATGCGGCGGCATTCTATTGTCCGTACATCCCACTTATGTCTTCAGGCGTTATTGTTGATCCGTCAACATTTGAGCCAGTAGTAAGCTTCATGACAAGATACGGTTACGTTGAGTTAACAAACACAGCGTCATCACTTGGTAATTCAGCAGACTACCTATCAAATATTGCGATTAGTAACGCGGCATTTGTGTAAGTCATTTACGCAAAAGTGAAATAAAAATATTAAAACCCCTGGGGCAACTCGGGGGTTTTCTTTTATAACAGCATATAATACGTTTTGGCCAATTCTGCTAAATAACTATAGTAAAAGAGAGATTATACCATGGCCGATCAAACGATTTTAAAAGCAGATGATTTAGTTATTTCCGGTAATTTAAAAGTTACTGGTACATCTGATTTACAAACAGTTGTCAATACAACATCAACAGATTTAAACATTAAAGACAGATTAATCACACTTAATAAAGGTGGTACATTAAGCACAAACATAGCTGGTATTGAGATAGAATCAGGTGGATCGGTTGTAGCAACAATAGGTTATACAGCGGCCGCTGGTTGGAATTTTGGAAACAAAAATATAACAACGTCAGGAACAATTGCAGGGTCATTTAGTTTAGCAACAGATTCAGTAAATGATACACACATTAATTTTGGTACAGGAGCGAATCAAGTTAGCACAGCAGATTTACCAGAAAATACAAATTTATATTATACAGATGCAAGATTTGATTCACGACTTGGAACTAAAACAACAGCAAATTTAACAGAAGGTTCTAACTTATATTATACAGTTGCAAGAGCAAACACGGCTATTGATGCTAGACTTGCCGCAACGTCAATTAATGCATTACAAGATGTTAATACATCAGGTGTAGCAACAAATAAAACTTTAAAATGGAGTGGTAGTGCTTGGGTACCAGGAGATCCTGGACACGCAAATACAGATTCACTAACAGAAGGTTCAAGTAATCTTTACTTTACAAATGCAAGAGCAGATGCACGTATTGCCGCGGCAAGTTTAACAGCATTAACAAATGTTGCCACAGCAGGTGCATCAGATGACAACAAAACATTAACATATGATCATTCATCAACTTCATTTATATGGAGAGCACCGGCAGTTGCAGTAGCAAATTATTCAATTACAAAAGTTGCGTCAAAAACAATTAATTCATTAGGAACAACATACGCCGCAAATGGTGTAGTAGCAACTAAAAATTTAACTGGTATTAGCACTAGTTCAAAAGTACAAATAACATTTACAGTTGATATTGGCATAGTAAATCCAAGTCTTTCAGCAAACAAATTTGCTGTAGTAAAAGCAGTACAAGGAAATTCATTATCATCTGGTTATGCTTCTGCATTTGGTGGTGCTGGGTCTCCAGGAACAATTTATGAAGGTGAAACAACTGGTTATGGTAGCAATGTATTTACATTTACAATTGGTGATGAATCGTCAATGGGTAACAACGGTGTTGTTGATTATCAAATTGTAATGAAATCACAATCAGGAACAATTACATCAATTGGTTTATCTGATATTGATTTCTCAGCAACAGAATTTAGAGCTAATTTAATTGATACAGTTGATGAATTAGCAGATACAACTATTTCAGGAAAAGCATCAGGAGACTATTTAAAATGGAATGGTAGTGCCTGGGTTAATGCTAATGACTTTAGTTTTGCAAGTGCAAGTACAAATCAAATTTTAAAATATAATGGTAGTAAATGGGTAAATTCAGATGCAACTGGTTTAATGTCATTAAATGAATTATCTGATGTTAGCACGTCAGGTGTAGCAACAAACAAAATTTTAAAATATAATGGTAGTTCTTGGGTAGTAGCAGACGACAATTATGAAGATGGTATTGTTGACATAGTTGAAGATACTACTCCACAACTTGGCGGTAACTTAGATGTTAATGGAAAGTCAATTACGTCAGTAGGTGCAGTAGATATTAGTCTTACTCCAGCATCAGGTAGAGCAGTAGTAGTAAATGGTGACTTAACTGTTACTGGTACAGCAACAACATTAGATGTACAAAATATGACAGTTGAAGATCAATTAATTTCATTAAACAAATGGGATTCTGATCCAACAAACAATACTAACGATATTGGTTTTGTTATGTGGCGTGGTAGTGCCGACGAAGCAGGAGCAAAAGGTGATAACGTTGCAATGATTTGGGATGAATCAGAAGATAAATTTAGATTTGGTTACACAGCGGCAAACGGTACTGAAACAGGTACAATTACTTTAACAGATATGGCAAACATTGAAGCCAATATTGCAACACTTACAGCAACAGCGGCACGTTATGCTGACTTGGCAGAGATATACGAATCAGATTCAAACTATGAACCAGGAACAGTAGTTGTTTTTGGTGGAGATAAAGAAGTTACTACAACAACAGCATTAGCAGATCATAGAGTAGCAGGAGTAGTATCAACTAATCCAGCATACTTAATGAATAAAGATGCAAATGGTGTAGCAGTTGCTTTACGTGGTAAAGTTCCTTGTAAAGTAGAAGGTGCAGTTAAAAAAGGTGACGTACTTGTAACAAATGCAAGAAGCGGAACAGCAACAGCACTAGCACCTGAAAGTGCAAACCCACCAGCTTGGTGTATAATTGGTAAATCATTAGAGGAAAGCAACGACACTGGAGTTAAGATAATAAACGTTGTTGTGTAAAACACAATGGTTGCTTTTACAAAAATTACCGAACCATATATTGATCCTAAAGATATAACACTAATTCAATTTGAACCATCTAGCTATTGTAATTTACAATGTGTAACTTGTTCTAGAACTAGTTATGATACACTATTACCTACAAAAATAGTTTTAAAACACCAACAGCACATTTCATTAGACTTAATTGAACCAATATTTAAAAACTTACCAAATTTAAAAAATGTTAAATTTGATGGAGATATTGGTGACTGTTTAATGCATCCACAACTAGATAAAATAATAGAAATAATAGTTAAACTACATCCTAAAATTAATATAAACTTACATACAAATATGGGCGGTGGCAAAGATGAAACATTTTTAAAAGTAATACAACATCCTAATGTTAATATTGTTGCTGGAGTAGATGGATTAAGAGATAATTGTTCAACATACAGACGAGGATCATCATGGAAAACACTTGAAAAAAGGTTTAAAATGATTAAGGATCATGCTCCAAATAGACATCATTGGAAAATGTTAGATTTTGATTTTAATAGACATCAACAAAAAGAAGCAATTGAATTATCTAAAAAGTATAAATTTCATAGTATGCTAATTTCTCCACCGTATGGCGGAAGTAACAAAACAGTAAATCAAATGATTTTAGAATTTGAAAATAAAGAACGTACTGAAAAAGGAAAGAAAAGAATAAAATACCAACAGCGAGATTCTATTAAAACATTACACACATTTAAAGAAACAGAAACAG